CAAAGCCTACTGATGTATTGTTCAGCGCTGAACTCCGCGGCGGGTTGACTGAATAATGCCAATTAGGCCAAATCAACCGATAATTTAAGCGGTCAGCTTACAAGTTACCAATTTTAAATTTATCGAACTGAACCCTTTACTTGCACCGTTTCGCGAGGTAGGATCGACCTAGAAGGTCGACCTACGGAGGGAATGGAGAAGGGAATGGCGAAAGCTAATGAATCCGCCTCTGACCCTCGCGGCCTTCGCGAAGAACAAGAAAGAAACAAGAAAGAAACAAGGAAGGAACAAGGGTAATGGAACTCAATCTGGGTAACGAACGCCCCGAGAACGTGCACGTCGGTCTGCTCAAGATCGTGCTCGACCGAATGGGAAAGCTCGAAGACGACTTCTTCCGCTATGCTGAAGGCGAAGAAATTCTCGCGAAGGCAGACGGTAGGCCAATCGACGAGGGTAAGTTAAATGCCCTACTTTGCTGCGGGAATAGCCTTCAGGCTGACCTAGATTATATCCAGGGCTTGATGACCGAGGTTGGCATCGAGTACCAAATCCCTCGCAATATCGCCAACGTCTAGAATGGAAACAGAGATGAACCCCCAACTGCCTAACCCCGGCGAAGACCGGTAGACACGGTAACCAACATGCCTAATTTCACGGTGGGCGACACCGTAATTGTTCGCGGATACGGCGGGTACGCCACCGTAATCAACATGGAAGCTGATGGGTATACGCCACAGGGTAAGACAAAGTGGCTGTGCACAGTACGCTTTGGGCCTTACCAAGACCCGAACACGCTTGTTGTGGACCTACCCTTCGGGCCAGTGCGTAAAGGCGCCAGGGATAGGTTCCACCAGTTCTACAGCGGGCGCCTCACGAATATTGAGGACGAAGCTGAGGTACCCGACAAGCTAATAGCCATTAGCGCGTACACGCTTAAGTACATAGAGAATATCACGGCGGCTGAGGTTAACGCCATGACACTCGATGAGCTACGAATGCTTGACGACAGGCACGAACAGCTGATGGAACAAGCACAAGCAGAAGCACAAGCGGAAGCGCAGGAAAACGCATAATGGCAGCCAAAGCTATGCATTACGGTCGGTGTACCGACTGTATGGTCGAAGGCGACCACGAGAAGAAGCCAACCTACAGCATTGTAGGTCTGGCGTTATGCCGCAAGCACAAGAACAAGTTTCAAGACAAGGAGAAGTGATGGAAGCGTTGCCTGACGATGGTGCACGTATACAGTGCACCTTTGACAACGGTACTCACGGTCGTTGTGAGGAAGATGCTGTCGGCCTCGTTACACAGGAGGATGTCGATAGTTTGAAAGAGTACGGGTGGCACGCGATGCGCGCGTTATGCGCAGATCATGTGGCCCTTGCTGAGGATAGATGAGAGAGGAAATCATGAGCGCACCCACGAAGCCCAACAAGAAGGGCATTCGCAAGTACAAGACGACCGGTAAGAGCCGCGTGCGGCGGGTCGTTCGCAAGAAACGCACAAGAGGGGTCAAGTAGGTAATGTGCGGGTCGTGCTTAGCCGCTATCTTAGGTCTAAGCATGGCACGGGCAAAAGCCCGCTCAACCAAGGAGAGGAACCGAAATGAAAGTTACGGTACAAATCGAGTATGATGAATATGAGTTGGATAAGGTCAAAAATCTTATCCAATATATTCAATCGAATGCTGATACACCAAATGTGGCTGTGATATCAGAGTCAAATTTGGAGCGTACAACCATCGACCTGGCCAAAGCGTTGGCTATTAACTTGGATCTTGTATATCAAGATGCTAAAGTGCTCGCTTTAGCGATTGAACTGGCTGATGATAATGGGTTCGTAACCAGACAGACGTTGATGTACGCATATGGCTACGAGGTCAGGATTGAAGTCAAAAATTCACTGGCTTCACTTGCCAATAAAGGCTACATGTGTAACACATATCGTGGAACATGGCAGCTTACGGGCAAGCACTCAAGAATGATCAAGCGCGCATGAGAATCAAAAAGGTCGCCGCGGCGGCGCTATTTACAGTAGGCATGTGTGACTTCTGGTTTGCGATACCTGAAGCGACTTCTGATGCGTACTGTTCACCAAGCGTACCATACCCGCCACCATGGGCCGCTATGGGCGCACGCTGCGTCAGCATCCATGAAGGTGACGGACAATGGTGTGTAGATAATACAATCGCACAAACGTGCCCCGGTACGTTCAATAAGTGAACTGTTGCAGAAGTGATAGAAATAAGAAGGTTATGGGCAACTGGTTTATACACTAAAAGAGCATTGGGAAAGCAATTTGATTGTAGTGAAATAACAATACGTGATATAGTTAATAGATATACATGGAAGCACATATGATTCTTTGTAAAGAATGTAACCGTGAGTGTAAGGTTATCACGGTTGACTTTGGTATAGGTGCGTATGAGTACTGGGGCGCACCTGGTGTCGATGTACAGTTAGCTGAAGTCAGCGATTGCTGTGAAGCTGACTATGAAGATACAGATTTCCCAGAAGAGCCATTCGATGAAGAAAGTGTGGCGCCAGAAGATAAATGATGAAATTACCAGAACTTGAGACGCATCAACAAGGAATGTTACAGATACACAATGACATCCTTATCGGCGAGATGAACCTCATGGATTGTGATTTCGGTATACAAACTAGTGCCGATGGTCGTGTGTGGATCTGTGTAAACGGAGTTGCATTTTTACGATTCAAACCCGGCGTAAAAGTTGTCGAAGAACTTTAGCAGATATCAAGGAATCATCTGGGTGAGTGAGGTCTCAGTATCGCCTAAAAAGCTAGGCAAAAAATATTGGTTTCACGAAATGACTAGACTTGACCATTCAAATAGGGTAGGATAGGAATTGGACGAGAGGAACCTAAAAATCAAATGAGGAGAACAGGCCCAAAGCCCCCGAGGTCAGTATTGACCGAAGGGGTCTGTCTGCGTTTCGTGCATAATTGCGTAGAATTAGTTGGCGTGGAGGTAAAGCGATATGACTCTGGTGCCCGCAATGTGTACGTCGAAGGTGAAGGCGAATATTATGTACATCCTTCCCAGATCATAGCTGAATATAAGAAAACAACAAAGAGAGAGGAGCCCCAACAATGGAACGACAACGACCTGACGGAAGCAATTGGCAAGCTGACCAAAAGGTTCGGATCATCTCGCTGACCGACGTAGATACAAAAGAGCCAGAGACAGACAGTGTCGATGGATGGAAGCTGATCGGTCGTACAGCAACGATTGTAGAGCCGTACATGAACGACTACTATGATCTAACCATTCAGCTCGACGAGCCGCTTGGCGAACTCGGGTCCGCATATGGACAGCCGCCAACGCTCGCTTTTCTCTACATGGACTTAGAGGCCATCTGATGACGTGTAAACACTGTTCTACAGTGAAGACTCCATATCAGATAGAGCATGGACTTCCTGCTGATGCAGATACACATACCACCGAAGAACATCGTGAAGATTGGGTTAATTTAGCTGAGCCCTGTAATGAATGTGGTGCCGGTGAACATGAGCCTTGTAAGCCATCCTGTAGATGGGCAGATTGCCCAACATGTGGTGAGCAGCAGGATGAATGCGATTTCGGAAGGAAACACGAGTGAAGATTAGCATTGAGATGGAGCCTCGGGAGCTTCACGAAGTATTGCTGCTAGCTGCAGCGGCTATGGGACCGGACATTCCAGATGCTCCCGTCCGCGTCGAAGCTGAAAGGCCAAATGCATTGCCTGCGGCCAAGACAAAGCGCAAGAAGGCTAATTTCACAGGCAATAAGTACCCGTATGGGTACAATCTTGACGTTCCCGCCAAGGAAATCCGTCAGTGGGCATGGAATAGTGGCAGGCATTGTTCTGCAACAGGAATCATCCCCAGAGAAATCGTAGAAGCTTTTGTGGAGGAACACAGTGGGTAATGTAACTATCTCAACATCAGAGACTGAAATCTACTATCCAAGCGATTGGTTGGTAGAGGGCGGCCCTCCATTCGAGGTAATGAATTGCCCAATCAACGACGCTAACAACAGCTGGGATGATGAGGACGCACTCATGCTGGTTCGCCGCGATACTAGCGATAAGCCATGGCGGGTTGTCCAGAAAGGTATGGTCTTGATGGAGACATCGAACCACGCAGATGCAATGATGTACATGCTTAGCTATATGGTTAAGTATGAACTCTGGAAAGCCGAGCAGGAGTGACCAATATGATCCATTCCATAATTGATATAGTTCAAAGTGTATCAATTATGATCCTGTCTGTTGCTCTAGTTATCCACATTAAAAAGAAAAGGCATTAATGAACATCGAGCAAGCGAAGACGTTGCGAACATTTGTTCGCAGGCGGCTCGGCCCCCAACCATCTATGGAAGGGGGCACCAGCCCAGAAGAAATGATGTACCTTGCGAATATTATCGCACTTACTGATGCCAGACATATAGCCGAGATTGGCCTTAACGCTGGATACTCCGCGCATGCCATGTTAAGTGAAAGACTTGATGTGCGTGTAGTATCATTCGACATAGGCTCACATACATATATTAATACCGCAAAGTTGCTACTTGATGATATGTATAAGGATAGACACAAGCTAATTATCGGTAACTCCATGGAGTCTGTACCCGATTTTTGCTATAGCTATCCGACAACTAAATTTGATATGGCCTTTATCGACGGTGGCCACTCGTATAAAACTGCAATTGCTGACATAGTCAATATGCGAAATATTTGCAAAAAAGGCGCGTTTATCATCATGGATGATGTAACGCCGTTCAGGAATTATGGTAGAGGACCATTTAAAGCTTGGAATGACGCTATACAGGAGGGAGTCGTGGAGCATGTAGAGTTCATCCAGGATGGGGAACGTGTAATTTCCCCTGATCCTGCTGGTACCCATGTATGGGCAGCCGGTGTGTACAAAATGAGAGGAAAATAATGAGTACACCAGATGCCGATAGCATCATGACGAAAGTCATGAAGCTATTAGCCTTTGCGGCAGATGAGAGGAATCACTCGCCGCATGAACGCGCTCTCGCAGAGGAACGAGCAGAGCGTTTAATGGCGCAGCATATGATAGACAGGTTTGAGGCTACGCAACGTCTGAAAAATGGCGACACCACTAGGCGTAAGCCAATTATGAACGAGTGGGAGGTGATCTTCGAGGAAGTTCGGTCTGATGACTATAAAGCATCGCATGAACTTCAATACCAGCTAATCTCGCTTATGCGGGCGCTTACCAAGCACTGTAACATTCGTGTAAACGATAACTACAAGTATAAGCATGGTAATCGAATTTACCAACTCGTCGGCTTCCCTGAAGATATTATGTATGCTGAACGTATCTGGTTCAACATTTTCAAGACGTTCGTGACTAACGTCAATCCTCAATGGGATAACGATAAATCCATTGGTGAGAACTCGTTCAATTTCGCGTCGTCTGGACTTAGCTGGCCACAAATTCAGCTTAAGGCCGAAGCGGCGGGCGACACACGTGTTCCATGGCCGGATAGATGGCAATGTGACGACCCCGCCAAGCCGTTCTATACAAGCCGTACTTGGCTCGAAGGCGAAGTAATTACCAAGGATACTGCGCCAGATCCCAAGAAGTGGAATTTCGGATTGGGTAAGGCGATACCATTGTTGCGTGATTCGGCGAAGAATTTCGCGATTGATAATGAGAAGAAGTACAGCTATGCTCGCGGTGACAAACTGCGAACTGCAAGCCGTAACAGCTTCGCACGTAGCTATCGTGCAATTATCGAACAGCGACTCAAAGACATCCGTGAAGAAACCACGAAGCATCACGATGATGAGTACGACATCGACAAAGATAAGTATGCTGTCGCCTTGCTTGATACCAAGGAACAAGTGGATGAAGAGTTCTACAAGTTGTTCCCAGAATACGACCCGAATGTTCGACAAGCAAAGCGTGAAGCAGATGAATTCGCAAGAGCTTGTGCATGGGCATCACTAACTCCGCAAGAGCAGGCCAAAGTTTTACGCCAAGAGGCTCGTGAAGAAGCCAAATGGCAACGTAGGCGAGTGTCTGCCCACAGAAACTATGGAGTGGTTCGCGAAGATCCTACAAATCGTTATGATCCGGCCGCATGGGAACGAGGAAGACAAGCCGGGGCAAGCGTTAACCTTCGCGCCGACGACGAGGTCAAGAAGCATGACAGGAAGGAGATTGACTAATGGCCAAATGGAACGCCAAGACCCAGCGCGAATTCAAGCGCATGGTCGAAAAGACAAAGCGGAATGCAACGCGTACAGGAATGAGATGGGAGGATGATGAGGTAGACCGCGTAATGCGTGGTATTGAGCGTGACGAGACCACGTATGAAATGGCCATGGCTATCGGTAGAAGCTATTATGCGCTACAGACAGCAAGAGCGCATATCAGGTTCGCCATGGACCACGCAGAAGTTCTGTACGGCAATGTTACTCCAATCAAAAAGAACAGAGGGGCTTAGTGCCATTGTGGCTTAGGGTACGGATACTGACCGTACTTTTGGTGCTTGGACTTATCGAAAACGGATGTGAATGTGAGGAATGCTTAAAGTGAGCAGCGTGTTGGTATGTGATGTATGTGGGAAGGTGCTTGAAAAGCCTTTCTACAAACTCCGCGTTATTAAGGTGGAGGAAGATAAAGAGTCACGTGATATGAAGACCGTAGGCGCTATTGATATGCACATAGAGTGCTTGAAGGTCTTCAAGGAATGGCTCAAGGAAAAGAAGAAAGAGGAAATCTGATAGTGGCTACCACAAACAAGACCCGACCGGCTGTTGAGGAAGCAATTACTTGCTTGATTCGTGGAGATATGATAGGATTTGCTACGGCAAACTATCACATCAATCAGATCATGGATCAACAGGAATTCCTGAGCAACTTTGAAATCGTGGAATCGACGCCTGAGGTGGAAAACCAATGAAAGACTTCATCATTATCAATAGCTGGATATACCACGGTTTGCCTAAACCGGCAAAGCATCTAGCACAAGGTGACCACATACTGTTCGGCGGGAAGATATGTATGGTTATGGACGCCAAGTTCAAGGATGAGTCACGATACCCCAACGATCTACAGGTTGACCTGCTTACGGTGTCGCAGACAGAAAGTGGCAAGCTGGAGAAGCAGGAACAGCATATGATCGTGGATCGTGACTTCGAGGTACAGCCACTGATCATTGCTGTGATTCCAGCTAGAATGGAAGAGGACGATAACGCTGATGTCGAAGCAGCCGCCAAGGAATGAAGACATTCGCTTTCTTCAAAGCATTGGTAAGTGTGCAAGCATAAGCGAGGAAGGCTATGTTTGCACGCTTAGCGCGAACCATCACGGTCGGATGCACAAAGCCCAGGTTCTAGGGGGCATCGACGACGGGAAGGTGTTAGCCCAATGGCCATGGTGAACTACGAGCCTTTTGAGACCAATTCTCCCGAGTATAATCGTGTCCATGATCTATGGAGAAAAATTTATGGTCATCCAACAAGATATATATGTCTTTGTGGCCAACGCGCTCAGGTAATTGGTTGGCAACATGGAGAAGATCCAAGCTTGCCAGAAAGCTATGAAGCTATGTGTAGAAGCTGTCACTACACATATGATTTAACACCGGAATGGTTAGCCAAGAATAGAGGTGAAAATAATCATAATGCATATCATACAGAAGTGGAGATACTGGAAATTAGACGGTTGTACGCAACTGGTCAATATACATACAAAGAATTAGGTAAAATATTCATCATGAGTAAAGAAATGGTTGGATGTATAATTCGTCGTGAAAGGTGGAAACACATATAATGCCTGACTTAACAGTCGAAACAATACTAATTTGCCCCCAATGGGCAAGCAACTTCCAAGTTAAGGGTAGTGAAGACAATGAGTATAACGTCACCATTAACCCGTATGACCCGGCATCATGTACATGCCCATCATTTAAATACTCTGGTGAGTATGGCAATCAGAAGTGTAAGCATATCACTAAAGTGATGGCAAAAGGGTGCTTCTTTCATCCGCAATATCAAGTTGCCGAATACAAGATTGCGTGGAATGGGTTCAATTTCCATAGGAATGGAATTGAATGGCTAAATTCTGGCGGAGATGTCGCAAACCCGCCTCGGCCATGTCCAGGTTGTGGAAATCCCATGATCGTAACAAAAGTGGCAGTATGACTGAATTCGTCATCGAAGGTCCAGAGTACGAGGAAACACGCAAACGGCTCATGGAGGACCCAATCGTGATCGAAATGGCTAAGGAAGTAGGCAACTACGATGTTCTCAAGCTAACACATGCTGGCGGAGAACTAAGGTTCGGCTTCATGATTAAAGCAAATGAGGAGTACGCAGAAAGGCTGGTCAAAAGTGGCAGGGGAGAGGACTTTCCCCGCCATCTTGGCGCTGTTGCAGAAGCAATCCTGAGGCTAAACAATTGTACGTGCCACCACGAGAATACAGATAGTCATGAACTATGCTGTGGACACGAGGATGGTCGCGATCCAAACTGCCCAATACATGGTGATGGAAGCAGGCAATGTACGTAAGACTCCATGGGGGTCGCATTGCAAGGGGCGGATACGTTGTCCCGTGTGATGTAATTAAGGTTGTGAAAGAACCTCGTGACGGAAGGGTGATTGGCGCATACGTGCGCCTTTCATCTGAGGACGGCTCTGTAAGTTGGATTCAGTTTGTAAAAGTGGAATTTCTCCTTAGTGATGATGAGGTCGAAAATGAAATTTAATGATCCGCTATTGCAAGCAGCGCACGACTTGGGGGTGAGCAAAGGCGACAAAATGGCAAAGATGATCGTGAATAACGAAACAACCGTTAAGGCTGCAAAGTTATTAGTTCAAGGTTATCTTGAATCTAATGAAGAAGTCATGGATATATGCCCAAAGCCTGTATCCGGTGAATTCGCGGATGGAGATACTCCGCTTGATATCATCGACGAGATTGCCAAACTGGCCGGCTCTGATAAGCTTTTGAAGAACACCAATATTGAAGATGCTATGGATGAATCAAGTGATGTACTTGATACTTTCGAGGATGGCTATTCTGAGGGATTTTGGATAGAGGCGCTTAAGCGTGCCAATGCAATATTGGAGTTGAATAACATTGACTAATGGAACTGTCAAAAATCCTAGTGGATATCACTCTAAAGGTAAGACTATCAAAGACAAAGCAAGTAACTTTGGTAAGTTCATCAAGGAATTTGGATGGACGGGCAAGTGGGTCGAAGACGAAGAAACTGGCGATATAACGCTTACCGCCAAACGCGATAATGAGCGGATTGAGATATTTTGGAACCCGCCCATACCCTGGCCCACTGAAGTGTTCTATTACTACGGCGGTAGTCGCCTTAGACTCAAAAATGTAAGTGCAGCCGCAAAGCTCGCCCAGGAGAATCCTGATGCGGCTCGGGCGAAGCGAGGGTTTAGCCGTAAGCGATCGGGCATATCGCCTACGTTAAGCTCGGGGCCGGCAATAGCCCTTCTAGACTACCTAGAAGACGCGAGCGAAGACGAGATTGCAAATGCAATTGTAGGTGATTCAATAACATGGGTAAGCAGCTTAAGTGGCGAGCCTCAGACAGACCGTATTCTACCAAAACAATTCAAGGTTACAGCAAATAAGGAGGGCAGAACAATTATACATTTCTGTGGCGACTTCGGCTTTCACTCTGTTTACCTTGATGCAATTGTGAATATATCATGATGGGCAAAGTATTTGCACTAGGTTTTGTAGCTGCTGTAACAACAGTTGTTGTTATGGATATGGAAGAGAATAAACCTACGCAGCCAATACAGATAGGGCCATCCCTAACACCTGTAACAATTACGACTACGCCAAAGGGATATCCAAATCCTGATCCACCGGATTCCCCTGGTTGGCAAACTTTCCCAACGACAGCAACAGGAACGCCAGGAATGATATGCCCTAAGAACAGTCCAAAGCCATTAAACACCTGTGATTTCGGGGATTGGGGCGGGCAAAATAATACACCACAAACCTTCGCTCCAATACAGCCAGGTGTTAAGCTCATATGAAAACTAGCAAAAGGAGTCTTACCAATTTTAATTATTGCGAGCTGAAGTCTTTACTTGCAAACCGGAATAGGGTAACCTTAGATTAGACGAGAGGAACCTGATGAGCCGACAATGGTTAATGGGTCTTACAGATGAATATCAGGCTCTAAAAATTTGGGTCAAGCTTGACATCTATGACCCAGAACTTAACAAAGAGCTAAAAGCCAGACTACCCGGTCCCGCCCTGTTCAATAAGGAGCAGAAATACTGGGTATTCCCGGCTCACTGGGATACATGCGTTAAAACACGTGAGATCGCCAATAAGCTCAATGTACAAATTAAAATCTCGCCATCACTAACTGAATGGGCGTTGAATGAAAAAGAGCGACAAGGAACAATCCCAGACGTTCAATCCATGGAGTTGGTCGACCTGGACGAGATTCGATCAACTCACCATGCTATATGGTCGGCTCTTACAAGCAGACCGTTTCAAACGGTTGGAGCAGCCTTCGCTGCAAGAAATCGAAGCTGCCTTATCGCAGATCAACCAGGGCTGGGAAAGACTATTCAAAGCATTGCAGCCGTCATTGAAAGCGGGATTACTGGACCCATCCTGGTTGTCGCGCCGAAATCCGCGGCCAGGCTCACTTGGCCCCAAGAACTAAGAAAATGGTTACCTGATGATGATCGAATCATTATAGGCTCAAATCGCCCGGCTACCGAGCGTAGGGAAGCCTTGCAGATCATCGCCAAAAACCAGAATCACCCGACGATGCGATCTGAACGTCTGTGGGTGATCACTAGTCCAAATTATCTTCGTGTTAAAGCCGAAGTTGACGAGTATGGTAACTACGTCAAAGAAAACGGCGTCACCAAGATGAAGATGGTCCAAGAAGGCATCTCTGAGTTCTTTGATATTGAATGGTCAGCAGTTATCATCGATGAAAGCCATCAAACGATTGCCGGCGGGTCCGCCAACAAGAAGAAGTGGCCGGCCCAAAAGCAAGGGCTTGGTGCGCTTCGTGTTCGTGAGAACGGTTTGCGAATAGCGTTGTCAGGTACTCCATTCAGAGGTAAGGAAGAATATCTCTGGGGCCAACTACATTGGCTTCGACCAGATCTATTCAGATCATATTATCAATGGATTGATGACCATTTCTATACCAGCCATAATAGCTACGGTATGGTTATTGGCGGAATTATCGACAAAGACAAAATGTATAAGGAAGCATCGACGGTGATGATTCGGCGAACCAAAGCCGAAGTTGCAGCTGATCTACCTGAGAAGATATACAATGTCATATGGCTTGATATGGAAGGCGAACAAGCGAGAGCATATGAAGAGATCAAGCGTAAGGCACAGGCCGAATTGGAAGGAGGCATCCTTCAAACGACCGGGGTACTGGCGGAACTTACACGGCTCAAGCAATTTGCCGGCTCCTACGGGCGCATGGATGGGGACACGTTTCGTCCGTCCTTGCCAAGTAATAAATTCGAGTGGCTCATTGAGTTTCTTGATGAGCGAGGTATTGACAAATCAATGGCTCCAGATTATCGTTTCGCCTCAGCCGACATCCCTAAGATTGTGGTTGCCAGTCAGTTCTCAAAGCTCATTGATGCTTTCGCAGATGGGCTCGCAAAAGAAGGAATATTAAGCCACAAATTCACCGGGGATACCTCAGATAAAAAACGTGAAGAAATCAAAGATGATTGGCAAAATCATCCAACTTCTCCTGTTCGCGTATTGCTTCTTACTACTACTGCTGGCGGAGTTTCTCTTACTCTTGATGCTGCTGATGAGCTGGTAGTGCTTGATGAAACGTGGAATACGAGTGATCAGGAACAAGTTGAAGATCGACTACACCGATTGTCTCGCATACACCAGGTTACAATCTGGAAAGTTTTCAGCAAGGATTCCATTGAAGAGCAAATCTTCAAATCTAACGCTGAGGCAGAGTTCAACATCAAATCTGTCATGGACGGCGCTCGTGGGGTGGAGGTGGTGAAACGGTTACTGCAAATGTAGTAATTATCCTGATGGTGAGCGGTATGTCAATATCGTTCATGGCTGGTATGTGGTTTGGCATTAGGAGGCCAAATCCACCTACTGCCGAACAGGTTAGAGATTACATGAATAGAATTGTCAACATGGAAGCCATTGAGGAGCGTGAGAGGATGTTGAAACTACGGATGGCCCGAGAGGGACGCAAAACAACGCGCTTCGATAGTGGGCCCAATGCTACCATATCTAGAATGCGGATTATTCCGCGACCTAAATCAGGAGGATGATGCCGTAAAATTCCTGAAAAATAAGAATGAAATACCCTTTACTAATCAGGGCCGATAGGGTAGTCTTGAATTTAGGTCGAGAAAGGCCCAACCAGATTAAAGGAGTTAAAATGCCCGAGGGACGTCGTTACAGCCCAGAGAATCCAAGTCCTGCGATGCGCGACTTTGCCCAGTACATTCGTGATCACGGTTATCCGAATGTGACCGATGAGGCCGTCGCAGCCACTTCCATGTTCCACAAGGAGTGGCAGCCGCAGCACGCTGCGCGTACTCGTGCTGAAGCTGCTGAGCGGAATGCTGAAAAGGATCAGGAGCGAAAGGAAAAAGCCGAAAAGCGTGAGCTGGCCCGCAAGGAGCGCGAAGAAAAGCGCAAGGCCGATGAAGAGGCCAAGGAACTGCGCCGACAGGAGCGTGAAACCGCCAAGGCAGCCAAGGATGCCGAGAAGGCCGAATCTGGCGCTGATGGCGACGACAGCGACTCCGCTGATGCCGAAGGCCGGCAGCCGCGCAAACGGCTTCGCACTCGTGAAGAAGAGCCGGTAGCAGCCGGGGTTAGCCAGGAAGCTTTCTAACCCCCAAGATCGCGCTAGCAGATCGCTCTCGTAGTGGGTAATAATCTGCTCCAGACCCCAGTATGGTTTTCCTGCCACGGTTTTCCTGTACTGGGTGTTCTGGCGTCCATGTGGAGTTCGCGTTGAAGGGGTTCATCTCGCTCCACATGGGCACCAGTTCACCCAGCGCAACAATGAGAGGATAAGTTATGATGTACAGTGGTGATGAGAATCTCAGTGATGACAAGCAGAATCCTGAGTTGGTCGATGAAGTTGAAGATGATGAAGATGATGAATATGATCACGACTTTGAGCCTGATGTCGATGAAGATGGTGAAGAGCTAGACGAATGTGCCGTATGCGGCAATGACGAGGGTGACCCAGTACATGGCTCGGGGGACTAATGGCACAAGAAGTCTACATTCCAAGTCGTGGTAGGTGGCTGTCTGCGAATAAGACAGCCAATATTTGGAAGGATCAAGGCTTCGGAGTCACATTCATTGTTGAGCCTAGTGAACATATAAAGTATGATAGTGTACTGAGTTCTGATGTCTCAATTCATGAGCTAAACATTATAAATGGCGGCATAGGCAATACCAGAAACTTTCTGATTAGTCTTGCCGCTTCTTACGGTCTAGACTCCATTATCATGGCTGATGACGATATGAGACCGAAGCGAAATATGCTGGAAATGGTTGAGGCGGCGAAACACGACCGGGTACTAGGCATAACCGCTAGGTATAGTTACCACGACCTAGCGTTAGGTCCAAAGATCAAGGGCCGTGACGATCTAGTCCTGCTACCTAGTTTGACCTTCAAGCTTATCGCGGTCAATGTCGAGAACGCTCTTGAAATAGGCAACTTCGACAAGAAGCTTGATGGTCTTGAGGATAATGATTTTGCACTTCGCGGTCTAGAGCATGGTTATCCGTGGCTGATACACCTTGGAACCTGGTCAACGGCAACTGGTCCACGATACGCACCAGGCGGGTTGAGTGATTACTGTGACAAAAAGAGCATTGATCATGAGTTTGACGTCCCGCCCTGGTACGCGAAGATGTATGAGAGATGGCCAGATTTTATTTCCGGCCACAAAACTCAAAGAATCAGATTCGCTTGGCAAAAGGCATATGATAATTTCATTCCTGGTTGGAGATGTTACTCTGATCTTCATGGCGGCTCTTTGGGAGATTATCTAAAATGATTGTCGAAGGATTACCGTTGTTACGGCAATCGGAACGTGCAGCCTTCAAAAGATGCAATTGGGCCTGGTACAACCAATACGTACTTGGTCTAAGACCAATAACTGAAGATAAGGTTGCTGCAGAATTTGGTAGTCTTATTCATATCGCGTTAGCGGAATATTACATACCAGGTATTATACGTGGCCCTCATCCCGCCGAGACATTCGACAAATTAGCTAAGGATAAACTAGCAGACGTACGTACAGTAGAATATACAAATGACGAAACGGTAGTTAAGTGGGAAGATTTCCACGATCTTGGCTGCGAACTTATGGAAGAGTATATTGAGACTTATCAAGGTGATCCTCATTGGGATATACTTGACGCTGAACGTCGGTTTGATGTTATTATACCTGATGTGCGCTACAAGCCATTGACAAGTGAAAAAGGTAGGCATGGTTTCCGCCCAATTGTTTCCCTTGTTGGGACTTTTGACTTGTGTATTCGCGATCTTAATGACCATCAAGTGAAGATGGTTGATCACAAAACATGTCAAGCTATAGTTACCCATCACCTTACTCTTGATGAGCAAGCAAGTACTTATATTGCTGTCGGAACGACTGCCCTAAGACACCAAGGTTTGATCGGCCCTAAAGAGGGTATTGTTGGTATGGAATATAATTTCATACGCAAAGGTAGGGTTGATCACAGACCTATAGATGAGAATGGCCAAAGCCTGAACAAGGATGGTTCTGTATCTAAAAAGCAGCCAACGCCATTATTTGGTAGATATTTCGTTCCGCGTACAGCTAAAGAGAGACAAAGGCAGATTGTTCGAATTTCTGAAGAAGCACGAGTCATGGATGATGTTCGTACTGGCAGAATGCCTTTGCTTAAAACCCCTCAGCGTGACTGTTATTTTTGCTCTTATTTTGATCTTTGCGAGCTTGATGAAAGTGGTGGGGATGTGGAATACTTCAAAGAGACAACAATGAAGAAATTTGACCCATATGCTGATCATCGCACTGACGCCGTAAACTCGAAGAAGGTGGGTGATGGTAGCCAGGCTGAAAGACCGGGGTCGTGAAGACCTCGCGATATTCCGCGCTAGGGTATTGCGACTAGCTGGCCTTGGCCGCATATCAAAAGGTGATGCGAGCTATCTCGTAGATAAAGTAGATGAGTTGGATGCATTCATTATTAGAATGAATGAGACTCCAGATACAAAGGAGAGATTACTATGGTAGCCTGTAAATCCGGCTGCACATGTAAGCGACATAAATACTATAGTCGCTCTTGTGAACCTGGTTGCACTTGTGGTAGGCATAATGATGTAATGCCTGGGAACAATGAATTACATACTAAAACAATTCATAGCCGTATAGTTGCAGAGCGTGGAAAGGCAAGTAAACATGATTGCGTAGACTGCGGCAAACAGGCAAGAGATTGGACTCATATTTACGATACTGAACGTGGTGATATCTATAACTATGAACCAAAGTGTAGAAGTTGCCATGTAGCAGTCGATGGTAATTTTGAATATTCAGGAGGATGGAAATCACATGGGTAATTATGATCACACAGAGCTACCGAGTAACATAATCTCGTTAGTAGACGAAGATGAATATGTTAACTTGCTTGTGTACGCCGACTCAGGCGTGGGAAAGACGGTCTTTGCTGGTTCCGACGACGACGTTCTGTTCGTTGCACCAGAGGACAATGGAACAATATCCGCAAAACGTCTGGGATCGACTGCTAAGAAATGGCAGATCCACAACTGGACAGATATCCAGGCAGCATACAAGTGGCTCTCCAGTCTCGAAGTAATTCCATTTAACTGGATTGCACTAGACTCCCTTACCGAAATGCAGCAGATGTGTATGCGGCATATCTTGGAAGAGGGTGTACGTATGAATCCAAGTCGTGATCCTGATGTCCCTCAGCTCCAGGATTGGATTCCGTACTTTGAGAAAGTACGACGCATGGTCAAAGCGTTTAACGCATTGCCTGTTAACGTAATCTTCACTGCTTTGCAGCAAGATGAGGAAGATGAAGACGGCAACAAAGTCGTACTACCTATGATGCAAGGTAAGGGTACGCAGTACGCTAAGCAAGTATCATCGTGGATGACTAGCTTTGGCCAGATGAAAATCGCTAAAAGAAAGGCAGGTACCAATCAAGACGGTACGGACAAGTGGGAGGAAGTTCGGATCATCCAATGGAAGAATAGCAAGACGGTTATGGCCAAAGATAGAACTTTGTGCCTGGAACCGCGAACTGTTAACCTTTCCTTGAAAGAAGTTCGCGAATTGTTGGAAGCTGGTCCGAAACCAGCACCAGAACCACGAGCGGTTCCTGTTAATCCCGAGCCGCAACAGAAGTTGAACCTGAATGAAAATATCGAATTGCTCAGTGTGGGCGTCGGCGGCGGAGAGGGTGATAAAAATTAAGTTGAAATGGGAGATATCGGGAAAAGGCGAAGAAGCCTGGGGCGAAGGGATCACCCAATACACGGGTGAAGTCCCGCCCAAGGGCAGCTATGTCGTTAAAATTAAGCGCATGACTGTCGGCCAGATCAAGAAGGAAGGCGATAACAAGGGCAAGCCCCGCATCTCAATTCTTCTTGAAATCGTCGGTGGTGCCGGATCAACTGGTCTAAAGGATTCAAACTACAAGTATTACGGTGCCCCAATCTGGGAGAGCCTGAATATCATCAAGTCTCAGGCTGGCAAGGTAAATGGCTTCCTTCACGCTTTGACTGATGGATCGCCTGAAGCCAAAGCCGCGGTTGAGACGGCATTCTGGCCACCGAATGGACCTGATGCCAAGAAGGAAACAAGGCGTAACGGTGGTGAAGATATCCATATCAAGAAGATCGGCAAGTATTCGATTGAATCACCATCTGGTGAACACATCGTCCGTATCGTGACTAAGATGGGCAAGGATCTTGAAGGCAATCCTCGTGCTGAGGTTAGCCAGTTCCTGCCCTATACTGGGCCGAGGCCGGAATCTTCAGGTAACGGCAAGGTTCATGATGACGAAGGCATCGAAATCGTCGATGACGGTGAAGACGATGATTTGATCATGGATGCTTCTGACATCCTTTCTACATCAGACGATGATGATATTGTCGATCTTGATTCAGGTGATGGACCTCCCTTCTGAGAAGTAAGCCGCATGCTCCCCCTCGTGCGGCTTTAGGTGGTTGGTAGCATACCTTCGGGATAACCGTAAATCACTCCACTAAATATGAAACTGAACTGAAATGGAACTGTAATGCAAAAGCAATATCAAATGTCAGTTAATAATGCTGCTTACAACTGGGCCCAAAGGAAAACGGGACAGAAGCAGCCAAGCACATTTCTGAATGATATACTTATTCAGGCTATGATCAAGGATATAGCCGAATCACGTGTGGTAAATCAAAAAGTAGTATATGATCAACAACCTGTAGATTTAGACCAAGACAATCTTGCGGAAAGATGGACGGCTGTAGGTTTGGAACATCCAGACCCGATTGATCCAAAATACAATGAGGCAATGGAATGGCTAAAGTCTTGTTACTCATCTGAACTGAAAGCCATTGAAGCTTGTGAAGAAAAATCGAAACACGGATATGGCAATCAACCATTTCAGCCAGGCGGCATGCGTAGATTTATTTGCGGCTTGTACTTTGAAAAACAAAAGGAAAATGTAAGTGACTAAACGGGTAGCTGTACTAGGTTGTGGTCCCGCCGGTTTAATGGTCGCACATGCTGCCTCAATGAGTAATTGGGCATTTGAGATTTACAGTAAGAAGCAAAAGTCTACGCTACATGGTGCGCAATACTTACATAGGCCAATACCAGGTATAAATCTAATCGGGCCACACCAGGTAGAATATAGGCTACGAGGCACTCCAGAGGACTATAGGTCAAAGGTCTATGGACGAGAATGGGATGGTACGGTAAGCCCAGAGGATTTAGCTGAGTCGCATTTTGCCTGGGATCTACGTAAAGCGTATGATTGGCTATGGCGTAACTATGAGCCGTGGATAGTTGATATGGAGATAAATCCAGATTCGATCGCAAAGCTACGTAGATTTTGGGATAAATGCGATCTCGTAATTAGTACAGTGCCTCGCAAGATATGGGCGACCAACGGTGATATCTTTGAGTCTACTAAGATATGGGCACTCGGCGATAGCGACCCAGACGGCGGGTTGGCTAACCAAGATGACTTCACTGTTATCTGTGATGGGACTAGTGATTGTAACTGGTATCGTTCAGCGAAGATATTTGGGCACTCTACACTAGAATGGCCATATACCGAATTGTGGCTCAAGCCACCCGCCAACGGGGCTGTTATTGTTGAGAAGCCATTGCGATGCGAAACTAAAAATGGTAATGATTTTACCCATCTTGGGCGATATGGAGCATGGGAGAAGGGCATATTAACAAGTGACGTGTTTTACCAAGCTATGGAAGTATTAGCAAATGACCAGATTGAGTGATGCAGGCGTTGTTGAAATCTCTTGGGAAGAAGATGAGAAGGATGGTATGGTTTATGCCGAAGGTCTTCAGTCTTATGAAATAGATTCCAATAACGAATTGGCCATCTTTAATGGCGACAAATGCATCAAAGTTTACCGTTGTGGTGATTTACAGCATGCCGTTTCAGTCGTCTATGCTAATGAATCAGTCTGTAGGCTCAATATTAAAAAGGGTATGACCGGTAATGGCCATAAAATTAACGAGCGAGGTTGGGACCTCGGTGTTAGGGCGTGGTAATGGTTGATATTTTGCGGCGTGATAAAATTGATAGTCAAGCTATCAAAGATCGTTTGGGACCGTATTGGGAAGGCCCATATGACTTAATTATCAATAATGAGTTGGGGGAGGATAGTTGGGTCTATTACGGCCCCGGTAAGTCAATGATCATTGTGTCTTACGACCCAGACACCGAGCCCGGTGTGGGCTGGGTGCACGCCAGCATCAGCTATACCCACCGTCAGCGGATGCCCAGCTACGCCGACATTAAGCGGATGCATGCCGCAGTCTTCAGAGACGGACATGCATATCAGTGCTTCGTGCCGACAGACCAGCACATCAACGAGACGGCCAACGTGTTACATCTATGGGGAAGGCTTAATGGGGAGCCAGTTCTTCCAAATTTCGGATGGGCCGGGACTATTTGATGGGTTGGACACAAGCATCATGTGAAGGATGTTGGAACACCCGCCATCCTGGTCGAACTCCGCATGTTCTTCTGAACCCTGATTTAGAACGATGTTGCTATTGCGGTGACGATACTGTATCTGGCATTTATGTACGCGAGGATCCAAATAAGGTGCCATATCCTAACGTGGGGTAGGAATGAAAAGTAACGGTGTGGGGCCTGTTGTGGCCATAGACATCGATGGTACGTTAGGGGATTATCATTCACACTTCTTGCTCTTTGCTGAGCAATGGTACGGTAGAGAAATGCCTAAACCAGGGGACATCAATCCAGGTTTGCCTCTCCACAGATTCATGCATACTTCTAAATCTACTTACAGACAATGCAAACTCGCTTATCGCCAGGGCGGACTTGAGAGGTCTATGCCAGTTTACCCTGGAGCTGAATTGCTCTGTCGAGAAATTAGACGAGCTGGTGCAGAACTATGGATCGCAACAACAAGACCGTACTTAAAACTCGATAGCCAATCGCCAAATACTAGACACTGGCTAAGACGGAATCACATACAATTCGATAGAATGCTATCTGGCCCACACAAGTATCGTGATCTTGTCAAGCAAGTAGATAAAGATCGTATTGTAGCAGTATTAGATGATCTGCCTGAGATGATCATACAAGCTAGTGATCTGGGCCTATGGACTATGCTTAGAGACCAGCCGTACAACAAGCATCTTAACTGGCATTATCGAGCAATGGATCTATTTCAAGCTCAAAGAACAATATCACAAGAAATAAACACATGGAAGGAAAAACATGACCGACGATAGTCTCAAAGCACTGGAAGATTCTGCATACTGGGGCGAAGCCACGTCCCAAGCCGAGCATATGATGCAAGAGTCTAGCAAGCCTTCGGCGTGGGAGAAAGAAGACATCCCAAGGCCAGCAAGACTTCCTAGTGATCCTGTTGTATGGGTAGAGCAGCTTGCCCCGCACACTATTGAATACAGGATTGAAAATATCCCTGACGATGAAAAAATTATTGAGATCATAAACTCCATACTTCCAAAGTGTCTCGAATTGTATTTGGCAAAAGTGAAGGACTATGGCGGGGTGAGTGGTGGCCTTGGCCCACGAGCACCATTTGTTGATATGTGGCGTAAAATGATTAAGTTGAAAAGATGTTTATGGGAAGGTGAGGATCTTAAGTTTGAACAGCCAAGTGAAATCCTTCAAGATTTCATTGGAACAGTCTTGAATATTCTCGTAGAGCTAGACGAGCATCATATTAAATGAGATATGTTTCGCTTCATCACCATAGCACACTAAGTTATGGCGATGGGTTCGGCCTACCTAAAGAGCATGTAGCTCGTTGCGCTGAACTAGGCATGACAGCTATGGCGCTAACCGAACATGGAAACACATCATCCGGTGTTCAACTAGAAAAGGCTGCCGATCAGTATGGTATCAAGCCTATTTATGGGTGCGAAATTTACATAGCCCCGCCTGAAGAAATGCGGAAGTGCCACCAGATAGTTTTAGCTATGGATCAAATCGGTCTGGAGAATCTAAATCGCCTGGTCAGCCAGTCGTGGCGGGACTTCTACAAATGGCCAACTGTCTATCTGAAGTACTTGGAGAAGTATAATGAAGGACTCATCATCCTATCAGGATGTGCTGACTCCCAATTGTCCTCTACTCTCTTTGGTGGAAAGTATTACGGTGACAAGAGGCTCTACTATTCCAAATCAGACTATAATGCTGCCTGTCGGCTTGTTGAATGGTATAAAGAGATATTTGGAGATAGATATTTCCTCGAAGTCCAAACCTTCCCTGGACTTAAAAGATGTTGCAAGATTAACCCGGCGCTTGAAGCAATATCCTGGGACACAGGAGTCCCTCTTGTTGCAACGAGTGATTGCCATTATGTATATCCTGACGACTCAGAGATACAAAAGATTCTGCATGCTAGCCATCGTGGCTCTTCTGTATCCCAAGTGGAGGCTTCGTGGGAGTACGCAATTAAACTCAGCATTCCCGCCAGCGACGACGAAGTATTTGATCGCTTATTGCGAACCGGATTAGAGGAATACTCAGCGGTCGAAGCTTTGCTAAATACCAGTAGAATTTCAGAGAGATGTAACGTAGAATTACCTAAGGTTGAGCCGCTGGTATATCCGATAAGCGAAGATGATTGGAAGGCCTGGGTATGAGTCATTCCAGGAAGTATCTTTTAATTCATGGTAAGATAAGATCAGATAGAGGTCTTGCATCATCTTATAAATGTGAATGTGGACGGCCAGCATATGATTGGGCACATATTCACAATACTAATCCAGATGATATCAGCAATTATGTAGCAATGTGTAGGTCATGTCACGTTAAGTATGATGGCAACTGTAGACAAAAAGGCTCGAAGCACGATAACGCTAAGTTAACTGAAGAAGATGTAATTGAAATCAGAGAGATGTATTCTACTGGTAAATGGCTACAAAAAGACCTCTGCTTCATATTTGAAATTGGCGCGCCTCAAATGAGTGACATAATCAATTACAAAGCGTGGCAGCATGTCTAGCGATGAACGCGCAAAAGAAATTGCTAAGTTAGCTGGTTACTATTCCACCGGACTTGAAGCAGCTAGCCTAGCGAAATCCTCTCCTATGGCTATCAAATTACTTCGTCGTTGGCTGAATAATGGCTGGGAATTCAGGATCACCGTAACTAGGAACATCAACATCGTTAGGAATCCTAAAGAGTATATCAAACGAGTAGAGAGTGAGTTGGATGTTATCGTCAGTAAAGGATTTGTTGACTACTTCCTTGTTACATCAGACATCGTACGGTGGGCGAAGGATCATAAAATTCCAGTGGGGCCTGCCCGTGGGTCGGCAGCAGCGTCTGTTGTGTGTTATCTTTTACGGATTACAGAGGTCGATCCGGTTCAACATCCGCATATGCTATTTGAACGTTTTATTGACCCTACCAGAGAAGAAGCCCCAGACATCGACCTTGATTTCGATGATGAAAGAAGATATGAAGTCTTCGAGTATGCAGCGAAAAAGTACGGTCCCGGCAACACTGGGAACATTGCAAACTTTACTAGGTATCGTGGGAAGAACTCGCTAGATGATGTTGCCAGAGCATATAATATCCCTAGCTGGGAAGTCGATAAGATCAAGAATCTTATCATTGAACGATCAGGTGGAGACTCACGCATCAATGATTCTCTACAGGATACGTTCGATACATTCCCGGTTGCAAATGATGTACTTATCCAATTTCCGGTTCTCGCCAATGCTATGCAATTGGAAGGGAACTACCGTAGCATGGGAGTGCATGCGGCTGGCTTGGTTATCTCGAATAAGCCTATCAATTACTATAGTGCTACTTATACCAGGACTGTCGCAGGTAGAGAGGCAACTGTCGTCGCATACGACAAAAAGGATGCAGCATATCTCGGGATGCTAAAGCAGGATATACTTGGTCTATCGACTATGGGTATGATCCGCCATGCTCTTGAGATTATAAATATGGACTTGGAGGACTTGTACCGTGTTCCACTCACGGACGAGCGAACGATCAGAGCTTTTCAGAAAAATGATGTCATCGGTATATTCCAATTTGAGGGAAGGGCAACAAGACTGGTCTGTAGGGATGTGGTCCCTGACGTCTTCCAGGAACTCGCTGATATTAATGCGCTCTCCAGACCTGGACCATTGTTCTCTGGTATGGCCCTCAACTATATTGACGTCAAACATGGTAGAAGGCCAAGAGAGTCTTATCACCCTATCGTAGACCATTATACAGAATGGACCTATGGTCAGATAGTATACCAAGAGCAAGTACTGCGAATCATTCGTGAACTGGGCGGGTTCCCAATGACTCGTGTTCACGCTATTCGCCAGATCATATCTCAGAAGCTCGGCGAAGCGCAGTTTGAGACGATGTATAACGAGTTTGAGGAAAATGCATGCAGCAACCATGGATGTACCCAGCAACAAGCCCGCCGGATATGGCGCTTTATGGCGACCTCTGCAACATACTCTTTCAACATAGCTCACTGTATCAGTTACTCGATGCTGGCATTTTGGCAGATGTGGCTGAAGGTGCATCACCCTACAGCATTCTACGCCGCGCAATTGAGAAAGACAGGTGATGATGTCAAGAGGAATAGACTTCTCAAAGATGCTAGGCGACATGGAGTCCGCCTTTCCCCAATGGAAATCAAAGCTGCAGGCACAACCTGGTCAGCCCAGCCAGACGGTAGCATCATGGCCGGTTTTCTTCAAATTGACAAGATCGGACCAGTACTTAGTCGGTCTATTGTGGATTGGATCGCTGAACAATCGGATGATGTTACTTGGGGAGACATTATTGCGATTAAGGGAGTTGGAGAAAAGACCTCTGATAGAATCAGAGCTTTTGCAGCAGATTCTGATCCATTTAACTTAGAGTATATTGGTAGGGTAATGGCTAGTCTTCGTGAGGAGTTGAGGCCTGGCAATAAGTGGTATCTACCTACACCAACGCATACTAGCGATACGCTACCAAAGAAAGGTACCCACCAAGTAACGTGGGTAGGCATCCCGATAACGCGTGAATACAAAGACCTTATTGAGGATGAACGAGCAAGGACTGGCAAGTCAGTAGAAGAAATTCTAGCTACAGTTAAGGACCCAGACTTAAAGAAAAGCTGTACACTTAAATGTATTGATGATGGTGATGAAGAGGTTTATCTCAGGTTTGATCGCTGGCATTATCCTGAATTCGCCAAGAAGCTAGAGTCAATCCGCTTAGGCGGGAAAGATGCTGTGATAGTCAAAGGAAGGAAGCGTGAGGGATTCGGAGTATTCATACAGACTAATGAAATGTGGGCAATTGAGTTAGATGATTAATAGCGAGGAAAACATGACACAGGATGGAACCCGACCGTTCAGCCAGGGTGGTACGCCGACACAAGCGCAAATGGAAGCGTTCGCGAAGCTAGCTAGCGTTATGCGCGGAACTCAGAAGCAGGAATACGTGCCTGTACTTAAGGCATTAGAAATCGTCGGAGTCAACTATAGGGTCATCGATGTCACAATCGGCGGCGAAGCAGTTGAATCTGTAGTTATTCCAGTGGATGAGCTGATGTACAAGGAATGGGCCTTCATGTCGGGCAAGCAACAAAAAGGAGAGGATCAATGACAAATGAAGTACAAAACAGACAATGGAATCATCGGCATGTCTTCCTGAGACATAACGCTGAACCATTTATTTGTGCTTTTTGCGACGAAGAGGTGATTAAAAGCGAATTGCTTGTCCATCACATTGATGAAGATCATGGTAATGATGATCCTGATAATTTAGTTGCTATGCATCATGGCTGTCATACTAGTCACCATAAACGAGGAACTACTTATGACGACGCAGCTAAATATAATATGAGCGTTGCCCACATAGGTAATAGAGTAGCAAATTCCAAACTATCTGAGAGGGATGTTATGGAAATTAGATATATGTATGCCAAAGGATATTGGACATACAAAGAAATAGCAAAGATGTATAATGTTTCAGAAGCAACAATTGGTTGCGCTATTCGTGGAGATTTATATGGGTGGGTGAAATGAGTGAACCTGGAAAAGATTTACGCTTGTGGGCAGACGTGGCTATGTTCAAGGCTGCACCCATTGACAAGGAATCTGGCCCACGGGTACAACTTCTTAGCTGCAATTCGGACCCATTGGGAACTATCGCGGCAGCTGCGAAAATGTACAAAGGCGAGTATGTGGAATCGCTGGCACAAATCAGTGATCAAGAACGAAAACACTACTTGGAGGACGTACGCAAAAATGTACTCGCTGCCCCTCTTGAATTCGTCAATTTCCATTTTCTTATCAGCGGCGTCACACGTGGATTCACACACCAAATGGTCCGCCAACGTACAGCTACGTACACCCAAGAGTCCACACGTTTTGCTGTCAAAGAAGATGTGCCGGTGGGAAGACCACCGAGTCTCGCCGGAACCGTGAGCTGGGATGATTGGCTCGCGCAATGCGGTAAAGAGCTATATCCAAATCAAGGCAATAGGATATTTAACCCCGCCCAGCAAGTAGATATTCAAAGCTACGCTGAAACAAATGCCAGTAAGGAGCAGATATGGCGAAGGGAGTGGGATGAACAAATCGCAGACATCGGAACTACGTACAATTCTCTCGTCAACTCTGGAATGCCAGCAGAAGATGCTAGGGGTTTGCTACCAACAAACTTACTCACGCGGATCAATTACAACACAAGTCTGCGTGGTCTGCTTGAACATGCTGGGCTACGACTTTGTACACAAGCCCAATTCGAGTGGCGACTTGTCTGGCTACGAATAATTGAAGCCATTCGTGAGTATGGCAAGACACAACGTTACGAAGCCAATGTTGAAGATGGTGTATTCACGAAATATGTACCAAGCGATTGGCAATTTGAGGAACTAAGCAAAATATTCAAGCCGATATGCTATCAGAAGGGTTCATGCCAATTCCTGAGCGACGTAGACCGTGCGTGCACTATTCGTGATCGCGTACAAGCATTCGCAGCCATCGGAGCAAAGAGCGATACATGGGATAGCGATATGCAAGTTAAGCCACATCCTGCCTGCTCAGATGATGAGTTCTGGATAAAGGGAATACGAACAGAAGAATGGCTGCTTGATCCTACATCTGCGAGGGTAAGTCAGTAACAAATTAAATAACTTGGAGGTGCTATGGAAGCTGCTACGCCTATGCGTGGTATCACGACGGTTGACATCACCAAGTTTAGAAGACGACGAAAAGGATATATCAAAGAGTGTGAAATAACCTATAGCGAAGCAACAGTTATAGCTGTTGATCCTGGAGGTACTACAGGTTGGTCATTAATAAGCGTACATCCGCAAGCTCTTACTGAACCGAAAGCAGACTTCTTAGACAATATATTTGAGCACCAGCATGGTCAAGTCGATTGCGGAACTCACCGTGGTAATCTTGCATCTAGCCTACATGAAGGCATTAGTACGGATGGAGAGTTTAGCGGCATTTACGACTTGACTCAATTTATCGAAGCGTGGCCAGTTGCCGCAGTTGTCATTGAAGATTTTACGCTTAGGCAATTCAGAATGGATAGGGAATTGCTTAGCCCAGTCAGGATAACTTCGGCAATTGGTTACTCTATGTGGCTCAAAGGGCGTGAATATCACGTCCAAGGGCCGGCAGACGCCAAGACAATATGTACCGATAACAGGCTGAAAGAATGGAAGATGTACGACCCATATGGCGGGATGAGACATGCGCGTGATGCAGATAGACATGCTATTCTATTCCTGAGGAAGGCAAAGGCAAATTCCAAATTCAGAGCATTGGCCTGGCCGCATCTCTATGGGCCAAGAGGGGCTTACAAGTAGGCCAAAATTGAATAACGCCCGGTAAACGCCGGAAAGCGGTAGGCTAGACCTATCCGTAAAACGAGAGGACCAGAGAGGAAACTTACGTAAAAAACATATGTTTTGAGAGGAGCATCATGTCCAAGCAGTATGTAATCACAGAACAGAAAGACCATTCTAACTGGTGGATAATCCTAGTTGCCTCAATCATCGTGGCCTATGGAACATATATCCTATACGGAGCTATTGCAGTAGTAGTATGCTTCATTGTATACCAGTTATTGAAATGGGATCACAGTCGCAAAGAAGCCAAGCGAGCCGAGGAAGCAAAAGCTTGGATGTACGACGAAACAAAATTAATCACAGAGGGCATGCCTATCTGGGGTTGCCCGGAACATTATCTTGACAACTACGACGATGGAATGAGAGAGTGGCCGTGACCATCAAACACATTGAAGTGGATGAAACTAACAGTGGCTTTTATTGGTGTATTAAAGATGAGGATGTGATTATCGCAAACTCGTCGCAGAATCACCCAACCCGCCACGCAGCGCTCACATCGTTGTTTAGCATATTCTTTGGTGACTACGATGAGTCATTCTTGGAGTTGTATGCTCAATGGAATCCAGACGGACAGTTCGTAGAGACTAAAGATGTTGGTGAACCAGTAGGTGTCCAAGCATCTCAGACCTCTGAGGGCAGTTTAACGTCTAGCATGCAGCAGACCAGTGACTTGTCACCATCCGACTAGTTGGATAACTAGTTTAGGCTTATGCGTCTGCGGGGAAGCAGTGGAACAGCGTCATGTTCATATCCTAGTTAAAGATCAACTAGGACAAGATGTATGCTCTGTATGCCATCAGGTAGTCATCAATCCAATATTCAGCAGTGATGACCCAAGGCTACAGCCACCTGAGATATTCTATCGGCTACCCGATGTATTGGTAACTCTGTACTATGAAGGGCCAGAATATGGCCTGCCTAGGGCACCAATAGCGCCATATGTGCGTGATATCGCCGAATTTGAAGGCCAAATTAATCGTTATGACCCACAGGATCTATGGGACATACTCGCTGAACTTGTGTGACAAGTTCAAGAAAGAAAAACCATGGCAGTGCCATTCGAACAGAGCGATGGCTTTAACCCGTATTCAGTTGCTGAATTTTATAGGAAAGCAGGCTGGTTAGGCACAATCCCAGTACCATATCACGAAAAGCATCCGCCGCCAAAGGGTTTTACCGGGGCGGCTGCTCCATATCCTGATGACAAAAAAGTAGGTGAATGGCTAAGGACTGGCCGAAGCAATATTGCAATACGACTAGCTGAAGTCAACTATCTCCCTAAAGCCTCACCATATCAAGCAAAAGTCTACGAGTTACTAGGGATTGACGTCGATGACTATGCAGATAAAGCAGGATACGAACAACTTCAAACTTTGGAAAAGGAATTTGGGAAACTCCCCGCAACTGTGTGCAGCAGTAGTCGATGGGAACAAAGTCCAAATTCGGGCGTTAGACTGTATCTGGTCCCCGCCGGATTACATTTTATTGGTAAAGCAAGCTCGGCTATTGACATCATTCAGCGAGCGCACCGCTATTTGCTAGTATGGCCATCGCTCAATCCCGACGTAGCTTATGCGGAATCTTCGACTTATCGGTTTAGACGACCGGACGGCGCATACTATGAGCGTAACGGCGAGGCCGTTGCATTAGGTACTCCCGCTGAGGCTATCCCGCCGCTCTCGGACGTTGCTGTTTTACCAGAGGCATGGCTTGACTATCTGACATGCAATAGGATGCTGGCATCAAACGACGAGGTTAGCGACCTTGGCGGGGATGAATTACTCAGGTGGGCATCTGGTACTTATAATGATAGTCAAGGTGATATGTGTCGGCGTATCTCAGACTATCTTGTTCAAAAATTAGATGATTTAACAAATCCTGCATCCCATCACGGTTTGCTGGTTGCTGTACACAATCACCTACTTAGATTGGGTTTTGAGGGGCATAGCGGTTGCTTCCAAGCCATCGTTAAGTTCAATGATGAATGGGTAAAGAAAACCAGAAAAGATCGTGGCGAGGGACTGGATGTTCTTTCCAATGAGATAAAGCGTAGCGTAATTGGAACACTAAGTAAAATTGAGCCTGAATATCAAGGCTATATGCCTGATGATGAGTGCGTCAATAATGTTACTCCGCTACATGATGTAGAGAATTTCCATGTTAATTTATCCGAAGATGAACCTGAAATAATTGTTATAGATACCGATAGTCTTGGCCCCATAATCAGCAATATGCCAACGAATCCCGCCAAGCAGCCGGATTCATATAGGCAAAATGATAATGGCAATGCAAGTCATTTCGTTGATCTATTTGGCGACAATATCAGGTATATCAAGAGTGCCCAAAATTGGGTTTTGTGGGATGGCGATCAATGGCATCGTGATAAAGATGATTCACTAGTCAATAGAGCATTCAGTCTTATCGAAACTAGACAAGTAGCATTTGCAAATAAGATTCCAAGGGCCGATAAGGCATCAATATCTAAATCAGAATCTTGGCGTAGATGGGCTTTGAAATCGGGTAATGCGCAACATATATCTAATGCTCTTAGACAGGTAAAGACTTCATTCTATGTTGGTAAACCTATATCAATAGTCGGTAATGAATTTGATGCCAATCCAAAAATGCTGGGCTGCGAAAATGGTATTTTGGTTCTAGAGAATGAACCATATTTACGTAGAGCAAAGAAAGAAGACTACGTAACATTCAATACTAATATTCCATATATCCCTTGGGATACGGACGAAGCTGAAGAACATGGTTTTCTCGAAGGATACAAACTCTGGATGGAATACCTTGATATCTTTATGCCAGATATTAAACTTAGACACTTTGTCCAAAAAGTCATGGGTCACCTTCTTGTCGGAGAAAATCCAGAGAAGCTACTCATATTTGTATACGGGCCGCATGATACTGGCAAATCTACTATGCTTTCTGGCATTCGATCCGCGCTTGGCGATTACTACGGCACTATTAATATTAATCTGTTTATCAACCAGAAGCTCAATCCCGGTCTAATCAGAGCAGTTCCATTGCGTGTTACCGGAATGAGCGAGATTGATAGAGGGATGATGGATGCAAGTACCATCAAACGTCTAACTGGTAATGATATGATAACTGCCGAAGCTAAATTCAGCAATGAAATATTTGAAGGCAGGCCACAGTTTACAACTCTCATTGCCTGTAACCAAGAGCCAGATATTAAGAATGTTGACGAGGCTTTGCAGGAACGAATTCTAGTGCTTCCCTTTAATTATCAGATTCCAATGGATGATAGGAATTATTCCAGGCAATCAGATATAGAGAAGCAATCTGGCGTAGCAGTACTAGCTTGGCTAGTAGAGGGTTGGAAGATGTATTGCAAGGAGGGGATGAAGCGTAAAGATTGGCCACTTGAAGTACAAAGTCTATGCGGCAATGTCGTAGGACATCTCAATCCTATTCAGGCATTTATTGCTGAATGTATCGAGAAGAATACATCTAATGCACTTCAAGCTAGACAAGAGGCTGTGGCTAAAGCGCATCGCAAACATAGAACAGTAGCTAGTGTATCCGATTGGGACTTAGAATGGACGCCGATAGCGGCCAATGTCCACGAATTGTATAGTAGATGGTGCGTGGCCAATAATGAGAAACAGGCTGGCGTATCCGAACTTATCAGGGAAATAGGTTGCGGCAGAGCAGAAGTCCGCAACATAAACGGTTATTCACAGCGTTGCTATGTTGGATTCAGGATCAAGGAGCCAGAATGAATGTCCATGTTTACACCAAGCCCGGTTGCGTTCAATGCGAGTACACCGAAAAGAAGCTCAATGAATGGGGAGTACCGCATATATGCATAGATGTTACGCAGGATGCCCAAGCATTCAATATGGTACAGTCTTCAGGTAACCTTCAAATGCCCATGGTTGTAGCCGGAAGTCAAACATGGAATGGCTTCAAACCTGATAAACTCTCTACTTTGAGACAGATTACTTGATCTGATCTCGCATATGTTCACGGCTAATTTCCAAGCCTTGTAGATGCTTCTTCATATCTACACCTGGTGGGCTACTAACCGGCCGCGAGTGCATCACAACTCTTGGAGGCGTTTTCTTAGCACCAATAAGCCATGACTTGGTATCCTCAAGCTCCGGCGGGTTATTAGCTTCCCACCTTTCATTAACGATGTCGATAGCATCTTGACGAGATATCTGCAGTCGTCTTTCAAGAGTAGCCACCGCAAGATCAAATATTTCTTTATCTTCTCGGTCAAACTGTAGGTCATCCCACATATCTCCAGTAAGCAATTCCAATAGAGAGCGCATCTTTAGGTTCTCAATTGTCATAATGACAAGCTTACGCTCAAGCATACCAATATATGCTCCAGTCTCGTTATTGTATACGAGATCAATCAGAGGGTGCTTTGTCGGCGTCATTGCGCTCCTTGATAAGTTCTTACCCAGTCGTGAATATGTTGGATGCCCAAACCTAGATATGTCATACCGGGCCACACTTGCCTAATGTGGTATTCGATATGGCTAGCTGTAGGGGGAGTTGTACAAAAGAAAATCAAAGCATCTATCGCAGCTGCTATAGCGCAGGCAATTCCTTCTACGGATAGAAGCTTATCGGACAACGACTGCAATACATCGTGACGAGCTATATTTGCACCAGATAAATCAATTCCATACCTTGACAAACCCGCCTGCATATCGTCATATGCGTCGCCGTCGAGATTGCGGATCACCTCCAGGGTATTGGCGATAAGTGTTTTACAGAACTCTACCCCACCAGAATGCATCTCCATTTGTGTACATAGAGTATATACATCCCGTTGTATTTCACCGGATAGACCGCGCATACAAGTTCCGTACATATCGCCAGGATCAATAAGATCGCACCAATCATCGCCTGCTATTTCATCTGGCATCCGCCATTGAGCAATTCCTTCCCACGGAGTATTCGGACCAGCATAATAGGTATGCTCATAATTGCGCGCAGGATTACCAAGCGCCACGCCACATACCCAGTTCTGATACAGATGTGAAAGCCTGCCTCCAGCTTCAAACTCCATACGGAATTTGGAAGCTGCTTCGCCTCCCTGGCTATATCCCACAGCAATAATCGGACGATCAGCATGGCGGAGTACCCAATCAACCGCCCAATTGATACTAATTTGGACAGATTCTTCGTAACTTGGCGCCATAAAATCACCGGGAGGAACCGGACCAAAGCTATTAGGACTTTGAACTGGAACTTCATTAGCTACATCCATACACCCATATGCTATGTCCGATGGAAATCCAGTTCCTGGCGTGGCCCACGTTCCGGCGAATGTTAGAATAGCTGGCCTTCCGGTGGGCCGTTCTGGAAAGGGGGCTCACCTTCCTCTCCACCAAGCAAATCCTTGATGTGCGCAATAGCATCGTTGAGAGACTTACCGGCTAGCTGTGGGTGGCCGTGCCTCTCTCCGTCGCCCGTTACCGGCCCTGCAAGCTGATCCAGGATCATGCCGGCGTAATCGGGAGGCCCGACCCAGTAAGCTTCTGCCGCATCCAGTACCGCTCCTGGGTCGAGTTCTTCAAAGATAGCGGCCACTGCGTCGACAGTGTATAGGTTCTGTCCATCTTCATTTTGACCATTCTGCGGCCATCCTTGGCCTATGCCATCCTCTCCGATAGGCCCGCACAATTGCTCATAGTTCCAACGATCGACATCACTCACTGGTATTTCCTCTTCTCCAATATGCGGTAGATTGGCGTAACAGAATGCTTTAGGCGGTAGTAATGAGCAGCACTGATCGAAACTAATCCAGTAATGCCAGGGCCAGAAACCAGAGTCTACAACCCAAATAGCTCGACCATCTTCATCGCTATACCCGCCGCAGGACACGTAGTGGTATACTGTTCCGCCACCATAGCTTGGGTTAGGGCTGCCCTTGATCCCGATTGGGTAGTTGCTTGGCGGGGCCACCCAATTCATTACGATACCGTAGCCATTGTCTATACTACGTCGAACGGCATCCCAGAATGCATCTTTCTGTCCCTGTAGCGGCGGATCGTTAGGCGCATCGTGGCTTGAGTAATTGGCTTCCGGTAGTCGCGGATCAAGACTACGTTCAATCAAGCCAACGTAATCGGTCCCGCCACCGTCAGTCCCCATCTCTGATGCAAGTTGCGATTCTTCGACATATATCCCTCGCATATTGAGACACATCTGAGCAGATGCCGGCCCACACCAATATCCCGTTTCTTGCGGAATGATATTGGGATCATACGGCAAGATAATTTCAGTCATGGATTTCCTTCGGGCGGAGGGACTAAATCTTGGAAAGGTGCTAATCCTGGTGGCGGCCATTGATTATCGGGAGTCGGTCCTTGTATGGCCCATGGGACTCCCATACCATCCGGTATAATATCTGGATCTGGTAACTGTGGATGGTCGGGTTGTCCTGGGAATACCCGCCAGCAATTCCACATCTCGACTACTGGTACAAATCCTCCCCATTCACAATGTATATGCATATTACCACGATATTGCCCATCTACAATTAGCGGCCTAAATTCAAAATCGCAATAACCTCCACCGCCACCGAATGAGTCGCCAGCTTTACCTACGCCAGGACATAAGAATATTGACGCAGATGCAGGAGCTAATTGCGGTGATCGAATATCAATTCCTCCTGGACTGCCTGGGCCATTACCAGGATCTGGTGCAATAGGCTGTGACGGGGATGGATCGGCATCAGCATAGCCTATGTTATTCGAGATTGATGCCATAGCGGCTAATATGCCAAAGCACGCTAATCGTATCAACCCCATAACTATATCCTACTCCATTAGGTTAACCGACGATGACAACGTAACATCACTTTCAGATATCCCGAATAGATCAATAAAGTCAGGTGTCTTAAGCATAATTGGGTGTTCTAATTTTGCCGCAATTATAAATCCTGGCTCAAATTGATTCCGACAATATATGACATGGCTCCATTCACCGGCGGGAACCATTATTCTTGCATAACCTTCGATAACGCCCCTATTATATTCCCAATCTATCTGGCCACGCTTATAGTAATAGTCATACATAGGCTCATCACCATTGACCTTTACTGCGCCCACATAAGTTGGCCAAACAATCGCACTAAGTACACCATCACTAAAAGCACTTACTATAGTCATGTTTGAACATAGTTAGGAGTTACAACAACTGATCCTGGCGATGACAACGTAGTGTCAGGTACTGAACACTTATCAATCATTGTACTTCCAGTTGATGCACTAGCTATCAGGATGTAATTGAATGTACCCGAAGGTAAATCAATTGTTACAGCGGTACCAGATAATGTCCCTCCGCTGCCCGATGTCCATGGCGATTGTACCCTAACATACCCACTTCCGAAAGCCTCATTAGCAGGTACATTTGTTGCACCAGGATCGCCAGTACATACGCCAACATAGTTTCCCAATGTAGCATATTTATCGGCGAGTGCCTGCCTTGAGGCGGGAACTGCAATAGGCATTCTATCCTCCACCAGGTGGAATAGGCATATTTGGATTAAGCAAACTACCTACAATCTGATCAGTAATCTGAGCCTGCGCTGCTTGTGCAAGGAATGACCCAAGTACCTGCGCCATTCGAGTGATTCTTTCGTCACGTTCAGCGATAAGCCAGATGACGGCGGCCAATCCTTCTTCAAGTTCGGCTAGACGACGTTCAGCATCTACCATATCACTATCCCGTTTGTAACCGCCATTTTGGTAGTAGCTTCCATCTTTCACTAGATTATCTGGGTAACGACTATCCATCAGCGTTCTCCTTCTTATCTGTACGCGATTCCTTATCCCCAGGGCCAGTACTCGGTGGAATATTCAGGACGCTCCATTCCTTTACCTCGCTCCAGGTAGCATAATGCCCACCACGGTCGATTGTCATGACTCCCCAAGCATGCCCAGTATATGGATCCTCAGGAGCACTTGTTCTTACTGCGATTGAGAAATCATTAGGATTCTGTAGAACAGTTCCTGTAACATATTCCTCTGGTGTCGTCTCAGGTTCGGTCGGGATTGGTGGTTCACTCATTGCTCTTCCTTTCGTTGTTTGTGAAACTTTCCTAAATTCAGGCGGGATATCTGTCACGCCAAACTCCTGTTCATGAGTGCTATCTTGAAGTAACACTGACTACCAGTAGCTTCACCGACAATCTTGGCGGCAGTTGCCGTACCAGAGCAGTAAATCCCCGGTGCCAGAGTATCACCAGCAGAACAGTAAACGATAAATGTACCAGATACGCCGAGGAATCCTATGCCGCTCTGGATGAGCGTAGGCACTCCCTGAGTCGCCGTAACGGCACCGTTCTGGTACAGGATGGCGCGGGCCCACAAGCCCGCCGAGTTGGTGGACTGGTTGCCAAGCAGGTTGACCTCGACCAGATACCAGCCCGCCCTTCCGACCTTCACTGTATTGGTCGAAGTAGTCCAAGTCAAATCAGGTGTAATTCCAAATGGCGTATCGAACCAACTACCGGCAAGTGGATTATTGCCTGTTGCCAATACAGCGCTAGCAGTGGTCGATGTACGCGCTTGTAACATTCCTGAACCAAGGACAGTACTTGGATTAGGAACAAGTTCAATCGCCATGTCGGCGATGTAGTTGGACGTGGACGAGCCAGTCGCGGCGAACACTGTCGATGCTGCACCAGCTTGCTCTGTAGTTTGTAGCGAGAACTGTGTACGATTAACTTTGTATTTGGCAGCAGGGCTTTCTGAAGACCAAGTAACATTTCCAAACGCGCCAATAGCACGGGCTATACGTCTACCGGACGCAGACGTATATGTATGGCCATTATTAGTAGATCCTGTTAATAGCGATGCGGCCAATAGAGTTGCAGACTTTACACCCTTATATGATTCCGAACCGCCGGCAATACCATAAAATGTTTGCGTAAATGTTACGCCATTTGTAACTACCTTAGCCGTTACAGTCTGGGCACCAGTTGGCGGATTACGAACGCCAAAAAATTCAAGCCAACACGATTGACTTCCGCCTATATCAATAACACCAAGTGAAGATCCATCTTTCCCGCCGACGTTTACGGTGCGCGTCAGACCGGACAGTGCTCTTGAAGCATTTACAGACCAAACTATAGGAACTACAACATAATTCGCATCAGTAGCAATAGTGTGCGACCAGCTAGTCTGTGTAGCCGAGTGTGAACCACCATTATCAAAATCAACTTCACTGTAATTTCCCGCACCTGCGGAGTCGAACAACACATTAGCCAGCGGATCTGGTAACACCACGATGTTCTCTTGCGGGAACGCCGTGAGGTTGTCAATGATACTATCCAGAGATGTACCTGTACTGGGGCTACCAGTTACAGATTGGTTGATATTGTCAATTATAGTCTGCATATCCGCAGACATGGTCTTGGTGACATCTGGAATAGTACCGGGTATAATCTTACTCAAAACATTTACGCCACCGAACAATTGATTGATGATGCTCTGTGTCTGCGTCTCCTCAGTGAGCGATACTTGATCCACATAGAACACATCGGTAGAACCAACGCTGACTAGTTGCACGTAGATTGCGATGTCGGTAATATTGGCAGGTACAGTGAAGTATCCAGAGATATCGGTCCACGCGCCTGCCGGGATGCTGCTTTGGGCTGTATTGAACGCGATACCGGGGTAAGTAGCCGAGCCATCCGTTGCGACCATCATGCTGCCGCCATAGAAGTTGCCTGCGGCGCTGTTTGCAGATTCCCGCCAGGCCTTCATGGCTAGCTTATACTGTTGCCCAGCTTTGACTTTAATCTTGTAGCTGGTCCAGTCTGTACTGCCACTGCCATTGATCAACGGCGAGAAGTAGGCATTACCGCCGACCAATCTGATCGACTGTGACCCGCCATAAGCGCGGGTAGTTGAAACACTCGCACTAGTCATACCAGCTAGGGCTGTAGCCCATATAGCCGTATTTTCGACACCAGGATCTACGACAATGTTTGACCCCGCAGCGGTTTTCGCTAAAAACGCTGAATTTAGACCAGGCACCATCGTGTTAGCGAATGAGCCAGACGTGATCTTGCTAGTATCAAGACCTGGTATAACACCAGGAAGAAGATTCGGGAATGAGCTTGGCAAACCAATACTGCCAAATATTTGCTGAATTATATTCTGTGGCTCTGTCTCCTCACGAATAACGGCGTTATCCCAGTAGTAGATATTGGATGATGGATTTAAATCAGACGTATATGCTTCAATGAAAGGCCAAGCCAAATCATATCCGGCAGGTATAGTGATATATCCGCTGATCTTCGTCCAGGCTCCCTTGGGCGGCAATGACGTTGGATTGATGGGAAGCTGTTGGGCAGCGTTGACTCCAGTCGAATCATGAACATCGAATGCGATATGGGCAACATCACCACTTCCGACACCAACCGTATTGCTGGCGTGCGGATATACCCAGGCCTCAAAGTAGAATTTCTGCCCGCCCTGAACTCTGATTGCTGAAGTTGGATCTGTTTCACCGTACCCGCCGGTCGGTTTGGTATGCGGCATCATAAATACCCACGTATCACCATACGTTAAAGGCATTTTGAGCGAATGTGTCCCGCCGTGGGCCTGATCGGTACTGTATATGACATTGCCATACACGTTAATAGCGTTGACGCCATCCCACGCGCCGTTGTCGCGGTAGATGGTCGTGTCCTCGAAATCCGGTGAAATGACGAGGTTCGTTCCGGCAATCGCGCTCTGGTTGAAGATATTTGTAAGCAGTCGATTAGATAAATCAGTAGGCAGGTTTGTCACCATTGACTGCGCAAAATTACCAGTGGTAATTTTAGAGGCGTCAAGACCTGGTACAACACCAGGCAATATAGCACTGAAACTGCTTGGGAGCCCAAGTGACCCGAAGATTTGATTGACGATGTTCTGTGGCTCGGTGACCTCACGAATTAAAACAGCATCTACATAATATATTTCACCTGCTGTGCACATATTTGTTAATCTAGCGTATGCATTACCTGAAACAGCATTAGCAGGGACAGTAATGTAAGATGATAATTTGCTCCATTTCCCCTTAAGTGCTGTAGTTGTAGCTTGTGATACACCACCGCTTGATAAATAACTTCCCGATACGTCAAGGAAGTCAATTGCTATCTGAAATCCATATCCGCCACTATCGACTGTCTGGGTATTGCTAGCATGGCCATATATGTAACACTCAACGTAGTATTTAGAGCCAGGGGTAACGCTTAATGAAATATTACTAGTATCACTATGTACAAGATAAACAAATGTTCCGCTAGCCCAAATAGTTGCAGTGCTAACTAATTTAGCAGAGTGTGTACCAGTATATTTTTGCTCTGTACTCCATACTGCACTACCAACTACAGAGTTCTCGAAATCGCCATCTGTCGCTATATTTGAATTAGAACTATTTGAAGCATTGAATGCGGCATTTAGATTTGGGACCATTGAATTAGCAAATGAACCACTACCAATTTTACTAGCATCAAGAGATGGTATCTGTAGAGCGTTAAGAACTCCTGATACAATCTTGCCGGCATCAAGATTAGGAATCAAACTAGTACCAAAGATTCCACTAGTAATCTTGGTAGCATCTAGACTAGGGATCAGCGAAGACAAAAATGTACCAGCATTAATAATGCTAGCATTTAGATTTGGTATCAAACTGGTTAAGAATGTACCAGTTGTAATCTTTGTAGCATCTAGAGCAGGTATCTGTCCAGTACTGAAGACACCAGAAGTAATTATTGATGCAGCCAGATTGGGAATCAGGGCGGTAAGGAATTGACCAGTTGTGATCTTGCTTGCGTCTAGGGATGGTACGATACCTGCTGCGATAGCAGTTGCAATGTTTGGTCCTGGGATAGCCAATAGGCCAGTCTTGACGCTAGCTACGGTGTTTCCAGTTGATGTCCCACCAAACATCGCTTGATAAATATTGTCGATTGTTGCCTGTAGATCAGTAGACATCGCCTTCGTGATATTTGGAATCAACGAAGTTGTAAATGTACCAGAAGTTATCTTGGTCGCATCAAGCGATGGTATATTACCAGTCGCGAGCGTACCCGTGATAATGCCAGCCGCAATCGACGTAATGTTGACCATCGACTGGGCGAATTGGCCCGTAGTAATCTTTGACGCATCAAGACTCGGAATGAGACCAGCTACGAATGCTGGGACACCAACTGTACCAACGATCTTATCCGGCGTAAATGTACCGGTGATGATTGATGATGCAATAGCCGTTATATTGACCATACTCTGAGCGAATTGGCCAGAAGTGATCTTACTAGCATCCAGAGCCGGTATCTGCGATGTACCAAGTACGCCAGTAACAATACTTGCCGCAATGCTCGTAATATTGACCATTGCTTGCGGGAATTGTCCGGTTGTAATCTTTGAGGCATCAAGACTTGGTACGTTACCCGCCAGGATCGCGGATAGGACAGATGTGCCGCCATAAAGTTGATTGAGTAAAGTATTGTAGGTAGTTGTCGGTAGTTTGAGTCCAAGATCGCTAACCAAGTTAGTAATCATAGATTGAGCGAATGTACCACTGGTTATCTTAGTGGCATCCAAGCCTGGGATCTGAGCCGTACCAAGTACACCGCTGACTATGCTTGCTGCGATATTGGTTATATTAACCATGGACTGGGCAAATTGACCAGAAGTAATCTTGCTAGCATCAAGA